TTGGTGTTATCTTCATCATCAGTATTTTCTGAAATAGTTCCCACATATTCTTTTATTTTTATTAAAGTGTTATTATATGCATTCATTACAGATTCATCATTAGTAAAAAATCCATTCTCAATCATTTTACATGAATTAATGATGGTTGCATGATTGCGTTTTAAAAATCTACCTATACTTGTTTTAGTATGCCCTTCTTTATGAGCCAAGTATGACATAACTTGAACGTATACAAGAAACTCCCTCAATCTAGTCCTGTGTTGTAGAGTTTTGATACTCTGAAACTTAGGATGATTTTCATGTAATGCAAGTAAAGCACTGTCATGAAATATACCTAATGGGATCTTTTTGTTTTGATCTTGAGGGGTGTAAATATACAATTTAATCCCATGACTTAAATAAAAAGACTTCTTAAATTCTGAAATTTGTTTCTTCTGGTTAAGTTCTTGATTATCAGACATTTATATTATAATTAAAGGTTATCAAAGATAGTAAAATTTACCAATCTATGCAAGGTTTATCTTGATTTTCTAGTTCTGTATTAACTTTGTTAAAGACATCTTTACAGTCCCATTCACCACCTCTATATGCAGCTGATGCCGGGTGTGCTACCTTAAATATTTTTTGTCTATCTAATAGTAGTTGCCATGCTTCTGCTTTCTTACCCATTAATATAGATGGTACTTGTTTATTGTGTCTATTTATATTTTCAAACAAGTATTCTGTAAATGGTTTCCATATAGAATAATGTGACCCTATAGAATTTATCTCTACTGTAAAAGCTGTATTAATTAATAATACACCCTGGTTAGCCCAACACCTTAGATCAGTGTGGTCTGTACCAATTGCTTTGTTTATGTATTGTAAAGACTTTTCTGCTTTACCTTTTCTGCTACAGCTAAAAGCTATACCATCTGCAACTCCAAGCTGAGGATATGGATCTTGCCCTATGATTATACATTTAAGTTCATCATATGGACATTCTAAGAATGCATTAAATATATCTTTAAATCTTGGTGTAAATCTTTTCTCTGCATTTACACATTCTACTAGTTTATTCATGATCATATCAAACTCAAGTCCATTTATAAATGGTGAGAGCATAGGTGCCCATCCTGAATCTTCTAATTTATTATTGACATCATTTCTTAATTGTTCTATGTCAATTTCTATTAAGTTATTATTCATATTCTATTTCTTTTTTGTATCTTTGATTAATTAATACAGTTACTATGTCAGATAAAAAACAATTCATCACTTATGATACTACTAAAAACTTAGTAGCAGATATTAATCCTGCTTTTATCTCAGGACTACAAGCAATATATGGTAGATACCTTCTTGAATTCTATCCAGATGCTAGCAAATTTGGTATACTTATACAAGACTTCAATGAAACAATTATGGAGCCTGAAAAAGCCAAGCTCAAAAATAGACAGTTTACTCCAATTGAGAGTGAACTATATACTTTATATTCTATCATTAATATATTCAAGGCTTTTGCAAAAGAGCAAGGGCTTGAACAGTATGAAGACCTTAAAGTAACTGAAAATGACTTTGCTAAAGTTGTGTCTGATCTTAAAGAAGAGACTAACAACCCAACGGAGATGCTACAAAAATTAGCTGTTAAGCTAGATGAAATGAAATCATCTTAATTGCATACCTGCAAAGTCACCTATTTCTAAAGCTGCTTGTATAGCAAGATTCAATTCTTCTTTATCACACTTAGCAAATGATTTACAATATTCTTTATTGTTTTTCATAAAGCATAAGCCTGCTTTTCTTTTTACTTGTAACTTTACCTCTTCAAAGGTATAACCAAGTTCATTTGCTATCTCACGTATCATTGCGTGTACTCTAGCTAACTGTGGATTACTACCTTTACCATCTTGTATACCAATAAATATCTCTACTCTTGCACCATCCTTATGGTCCTTGAAGAAGCCTTCATATTTATTCTTGAATGCTTTTATAGGAAAATGTAACTTTCCATCTTTTACTGTACCTTCTATAAATAACTGATCTTTCATTTTATTAAGTTATGTACAATTAGTACTGCAATACCTATAACAAACATCCAGGCTACATATTCTATAATTTTGTAGGTTTGTTCCATCTTTTCACGTGTTCTACCTTGGTTATGATGCTTTAATCCATCATTTATTTTTTTAAGATCTTTCATTTGTATTTTTTTTTAGTTGTGCTTCTAATATCTCAATAGCTACTTCCAAGTTCCTTCTTGAGGAACCTGGTAAAGTATCTACATTATCTAATAGATTAATTATATCCTTTATAATTATATTATTCATGTGTTTCTAATATTCTTTCTTCAAAGTCTTCTTCTAATAAATCTTGCACGTCTACAGATACAAGGTTACCCACTCTATCTTTAGTAATATACCATACGTGATGTACTTCAACACTTGGTCCATAACCTGGCGTACCTGGATCTCCATTAGAATCATACCATTGGTCTGGTTCTCCTGGATCATAAGAATACTGTATACATACAGTTTCTCCTGAGTCTGTTATTAAATCTATTTCACTCATCACAAAAATCTTAAGGCATCTCCAACATAAACAAACTCCTGAGCACACTCTGTGCACTTAGCATTAGATTCATTTCTGATTAATGCTGGGTCACCACAGTTTGGGCATGGAGTTTCATCATGGGTATCTATATACTCTTCAATTGCTTTTCTTGATAGTCCGTGTATCATTGCATCATGCGTACCACGGTACTCTAATTCTTCTTGTTGCTCAATAAAGAGCTCTTTCATTCTTCCCATAATTTTATCTGTTTAAAGGGTTATAACGTTTAATTTTAGATTGATCAAAGGATTTAAGTGCAGATGACACCCAGTTTACATCTTGAGTATTTTTGTAACACAATATATGACATATTGCTGTCTCAGTTGGATTTAATCTAAGTAATCTACCTATCCTTTGTGCTGTTTTCTTTTCATTACCATATGCATGCATAATAATACCTTGTTTTAACCTTGGTATTGTAACACCTTCTGATAACTGTAACACACATGATAGAGTGTGTATCCTTCCATCTGAAAATAATTCTAAATTTTCTTCTGACTTAGGGTTACCTGAATGATAACTATGCTTACTGATACGGTCTGCCTGCTTTTGTGTATTAGCAAATACTATACACTTATCCTCTATATTCTTAACCATAGATTTTACATATGATTCTTTAGTTGGATAATCCATCAAAGCTCTCATTCTCATGATCCTTGCAAATTGCATTTGTTTAGGAGACTGTGCCTCTGCCACTCTACCATTACAATAATCATAATCTTTCTTCTCATTAGTAAACCAGTGCCCACCATTTTTATTTTTCTTTTTCAATGTAGGCAAACCAGATAGCTCTAACTCATGTATAATTATCTTATAATCATTAAGTATATTACTTTCTGTTGCATCATCTACATCAAAGGTATATCTGATTGGACAATACTTGTTTACAAGCATGCCTTTTACAGACTTCTTATCTCTTGGTGGTGTACCTGTTAAACCTAATATTTTACCTTGAAACTGTGATAAGAATATTTCATGACCTGGTAGTAATGAGTGACACTCATCTAAATAAACTATATCATAGTCATTTGGATTGTGTTTTTTTAATGATAGATAAGTAGTAAACGTTATATGCTTAACTAACTTTTCAACTTTCATCTTACCTAATTCATCTATCCATGATTGAGATACTGAATGTTTAGGTATTACTACTAAAGCCTGTACAAAAGGATTAAAGTTCCTTTGAAGGTGTTGTATAGCTATACGTGTTTTACCAACACCCATAGAAATGCCCAGACCACATCTTTTATGCTGAGCTGCTATATTTAATGCTTCTAGTTGAACTACATGTCTATTATTTACAGAGTAATCCAACTGAATATTTTTTGCCATATAATAATTGTTGTTGCCAGAACTAATGTCCAGGTTAGTATTCTAATTAATTTGTTTTTCATAATGTTACATTTAAGGTGGACCCTATAGGACTTGAACCTATGACCTATCCGTTATGAGCGGAGTGCTCTGACCAACTGAGCTAAGAGTCCTGGTAGCCGGAGTGGGACTTGAACCCACACGAACTATCCAGTTCAACAGATTTTAAGTCTGTCATGTCTACCAATTCCATCATCCGGCCTGGTGATCCCACTAGGATTTGAACCTAGAACCTACAGCTTAGAAGGCTGTTGCTCTATCCAGTTGAGCTATAGGACCATAAAGTTATGATCTTGAGCCTGAGAAACCTAATTCATAGGCTTCAGCTGGGTGTTCTTCTATCCACATGTGACAGTTTCTGCAAACTGGTAACCATGTAGATGTATCCAAGTAGTATACGCCACGTCCATGTTTATGATGTACATCAGTAGCCTGCAAAGAACACTTATGGATCTTTGCATGACACATTGGTTTGTCTGTTAAATACTGCCTACGCTTTTTAGAATAGGCAGTATTCAGTTTAGACATTTTATTTGAGACTTTTTTGATGCTCATTTTTTAGTTCTAAATAGTTTTTAGGGAGTAATCCCAAAGACATAAATTTTAATATTACATCCTCATAAGTCATACCTAACTCTTTGAAACTCATAGTGTTAGTGTAATCATCTAATACTTCACTAGCTGGTATATTTGCAATATACTGTGCTAATGGAGAATGCTTGAATGTATTGCTAAGATAAGCATTTACACGCTTATTACAAATAGTTTGCTTCCAAGCATTTATCTCTCTCTGTCCACGTTTCCAAACCTTAGTTATTCTACGTTTCTTGTCCCAATGTAGCTTCCTAACTTCTTCAGGTTTATAAACCTTAAGGCCATGAAGTACACGTTTAAACAAAAAATGTTGATACGGATTTAGCTTGGTGTAACTTAAAGAGTTTACTAATGATGGCGGATGAAGCTGATATTCAGCTAATATACCAAAGTAGCTGTAACGTTCTTCCCTTCTGGAAAGATTGTCTAGTTGTTGTTGTTGTTGAAGTTGTTCTAATTGTTCCTGAGATAGCATAATTGTTTAGTTGTTATTGATTAGTAAAAGGTTGTCCTCATATTTGAGGAAGGGAGTAGTTAAAGTTAATTAGGGTTGTATAAGAATTACTTAAAAAACTTACACAACCCCTTTTAACCAAACAAATTATTAATAACTACTCTTATAGTTCAAAGGTTTCAGCCTCTTCTTCTACAAGTTCTTCTACTTTATCAGTAACTTCTTCTGTCTCAGTATCATTGCTTTCTTCTAAATCATCTACATCATCTACTGTAGAATTATCAAAACCTTCTGTTTTAATATCAAATGCTTCTTCTACACTAGCTGCAGGTACACTTATAGAATTAGATTTTGCACTGCTAGTACCATTAGCATCTTTGATGTCTTGCCCATTAGTGTGAGCTATTAGCACGTCTTGAGCTGTTGTATCAGCTGTAAACATTGCTTTCCTATATATAGGTTGACCATCAACACAGCATACTATACCAGTATCACCTGCATATTTATAATCTCTTTCAGGATCATTAGAATTAAATGGATCTAATTGTTCTTTGATAACAATCTTACCAGCTATTTCATCACCTGCTTTAAAGTTTAGGGATTGTAAGTCTTCTACCTTACCCTGTAGTAACGTTGATACATTAGACTTTTTAACCCAGCCATTGTTACCAAATGTAACTCTAACTTGTTGCAGTCTTACATAACCATACTCTGAATTGTTTTTTGATTGATTGATAACATTACCCATGTCATCTGCACATACATTGACTTTGCTTTGCATTTTTTTTGATTTTAAAAAATTAATAATTGATTTTGTGATGACTACACGTCATCTGAATGAAAATATGGGTCATCAAGCTTTTCATATGCTTCTATCTCATCTAATGCAGGTTCATTTTCATCTATGAACTCTAGTTCATAGTCTACTACTACTGTTTTACCTGAGAAAGCATTATAAAAGGGATTAACCACTTCTTTTGTGTATGCTGAACTTAAGCCATTAAGATCTTTTACCTCATCATCAGTTAACGAGAGGTATTGCTCTACTGAGCACTCAATTATACGGCCATTGGGTAGTTGTACTATCATATCTATTAACAAAGATATAAATATAACTTACCTTGGCTCACTAATTATAAGAAATTATTAGTTAAATTCAAAAATAAACTGCACTTATATAGCTATCACTTAAATAATAACTAGTTTGCCTTTTACTCTTTTTATGTAATTATGCTGTCTCAACTCTTTTAAGAGCTTAAAGACATATCTTTGTGATACATCCATTGAGTCAGCAAGTGTTGAAGCAGACGGATATGCTTCACGGTTTTTATCTGCATAACATGCTATGAGACTATATAACCCTTTTGCTTGAATAGATAAATTGGGATCTGACAAGACTTTATACTTAACTATGCCAAATCTATCTGATTTCTTTGACATGGTCCTTTAATAGTATAAGTACGGCCAAAGACTCACTTTCTTCATTAGCAAGTGTGTCATTACCCATATTATACTTATTATTCATATATCTCCCAAAAGACATATTCTTTCCATCTACACGGTTTAATGCATTATCTAATGCACGCCATGCTTTTTGTTCACTTTGTAGTAACTCCATTGATATATCTGCCATTTTAATCTGTTTTATCTTCTGGAAATAATTCCTCTTGATTTATAACTACGTCTGTATCTAATATATCAAAATATTTTATATCAGACTCATTAACCTTGGTCAAATCTAATGGATTTACTTGGTGATCATATGTTTTTAGCTTCTTTTGTTTATCATGATAGAATAAATCTACTTTGATAGAGCTATAAAATGGGTTAAACTTATCATTACCCCATGATGAATCACCTGTGACTTTACCATATACTCTTCCATTACCTGGGCTTAGGCCCATATCTTCAAGTATATCCCATTCAAACTCTGATCCTGGGTGGTAACTTAATGGTTCTAATGTTACAAAATCACCTATACTAACAGTATTATACTCATCTTTAGATAAACTTAGATGTAATATAATCTCTTTAGCATGATCTGGTAACTCTCTCATTATAATATTGAATATATGTTCATTATTACACGGTGTGTTTGGTATTAAAACATTTTTTAATATGTTATTTACTATGATCTCATTGATCTTAAATTGATTTGCCATGATTATTTTAATTGATTATTATTTAATTTATTCCATAAGTGAGGAAGGGAGCAGTTAGAGTAACAAGTATGGATAGTAACGCAACCCTAAACAATTATATAAAAGGTATTATTACTATCCATTTTGCCCACCACTCATTATTTTATTCTACAAGGCCTAACTACAGTAGTATATATTATATATAACTAACTACTGGTACTGTTTGTATGAACTGTGGTTCACTTTTTTGATGTAAATTCTATTGATACAAACGGTAATAGCATCAACCAAGAGATTTCATCAATCTTGTGATGAGGATCTACACCAAATGCAAATCCAAATATTGGTACTATTTCTATAGATGCTTTAGGTAACATTCTTACCTTGGACATAAAGACTAAATACACAACAGAGTTAGCTACTATTGCTATGCCCACTAACAGTAAAGTTATAAGTATAACTGCGGATGTCTCATACATGGTTAGTATCATGTATGCTCCTACTATAAATAATATAGGTAGTACTACTACGAATAATAATTTTAATAATGACCTGAATAAATGTTTCATAATTTCTAATTGTTTATTGATTAATTAATTTGTTTTTATAATGGTACGATTGAATCACCGTTGATTATTAGATCTGATAAGTCTAACTGATTATACTCATAGTCTCCATTCCAATATGATACATCATATAGACTCATATAGTAATTTGATGTAGTATATATAAAGTAATCCGGATTTGTATTTGATGTGTCCATAGCCCACTCTAACCAATCACTTTGTGTATCAGTTGGTGGGTTTGTTGCAAACCATGCTAGCATATATACTGGCATATCAAAGCTATCCCATGCATAATACTTATAATTTATGATTGTAGTATTATTAACACTATCCCATACATATGATTCCACATTCACAGCATACACTGTGAGTGTATCAACAGGCGGTTGTTGTACCTCTACTATTTCAAGAGGCTCTTTTTCACAGCTCATTATAGATACTAAGAGAAAGAATATTGATATATATTTCATAAGATTAATTATTATGGAGATTACAATACGATATATATTCTCTCTCCTGGTTATGTTTGATTACTTTTAATGTGTGTTCTGCTTCTTGCTTAGTTTTATGATAACGTGACTGTCTATCATAAGGCATACCATTCTCTGTACGACCTATGTAATATCCAGCTGCTGATCTTAAAACCTTTACTGATGAAATTTTCATAATTGTTTATTTAATTTAGACATTTGATTAATAAGATTCCGGGTACTATGTCTATTATCCTATAGAGGAAGAGACAGACATTACCCATGTAGTATTGTTGAGTGTAATAGTTACTCTTGTAATATAAGCTAGCATAAGAGTGATGATAAACGTGGACGCATGACTTGCAAATCAATTGTCAATCTCCGTACCATACCCAATTTAATGTTTATGCTCTTATGTTAGCTATATTAATATATTAATGTGCTATGATAGTTATGATAGTGGTAAAAGGTGGTATATTGTGGGTATGAGACCTCACATTTATAATGCTATACACATTTAAATAAAAAAAACAACTACAAACCTGGTTGTTACACCAGATCTGTAGAGTTTTTACCTTTTACTGCAGGTTTACACTGCTTCTATCCAAAACATACCTGATTCTTCTCCTGTTGTTAGGTTTAACACAGGATTATCAGATAGCTTGAAGCCTTTCATCTCATCACCTCTATTAAGTTTAGCACTTAACTGTTTGATGACTGGATGATCAGAACGCATTACTTGTCCAGTCTCTGGATCTATTAGGCTTAATACGCCAAATGTGATGTTGTTCTGTGTTCTTGTTGCTACATTAACGCCTGCTAATGTAGTAGCTTTTTGTATCAATGGTACATCTGATGCAATAATAGTTGCACTTCCTGTTGACTCATTGATATTGAGCTTTCTAAAATAAACTGAATTTGTTTCCATAATTTTAATTATAATTAATGATTAATAAATATTTGCATAAGAAAGGAAGGGAGCAGTGAAAGTTATATGGATGGTATAAGATTGTATGACCAGTAGCAGTTAAAATAAAAAAAGTACTGGTGCATCCGTAGAACCTCCTCTGGTAGGTGTATTAAGCAGTAGCCTCCGCAGGCCTTGCTTCCCCAGGATGCATTCCCAGTACATATTATGGGAAGGGAGCAGTTGTTAAAAAAAAGATGTGCTTTTACACACACCTTTATTTACTACCATTCATCCATCATATCCATCTCACTAAACTCTGCATCAATCATATCTTCTTGGAATCTACGGTCAATGCCTGTTAGTTTAGGTTTAGTAGCCTTTTGTTTAAGTGATTCATACACTTTCATAAACTCTTCTACATTCATATCTCCTGCCTCTTGGCAGATAGCATCAAGTTGTAGTTTTATCTTGTGATGCATTTTGTACAATCTGTTTTCCATAATTTAGTGAGTACGCTCTCCAGCTTTTAGTTAAAAAAAAGAGGTGTGCTGTTACACACACCCCTGTACTTCATCTAGGCTTGTTCAACCCAGAAGAGGTTCTCATTCTCCTCACCAGTCTGTAGGTTGACAACCTTTTGGTCAGACAGTTTGAAGTTAGGTAGCTCATCACCTACATTCAACTTAGCTCCAAGCTGTTTGATTGTAGGGTGGTCACTACGCATCACCTGATTAGTTTCAGGGTCTATTAGTGAAAGAACACCAAAGGAGATGTTTCCTTGAGTTCTTGTTCCCACAGACAAACCAGCAAGTGTAGTTTGTTTCTGTGACATTGGAGCAGAGCTCACAATGATTGTTGCTGAGCCAGTAGACTCATTGATGTTTAGTTTTCTAAAGTAAACCATTTGTAAAAGTATTAAGTTAATTAATTAAGTGTGGATAATTACGGGGGGTGACCCAACCACAAACATTAGGCGGGGAGCAGTTTTATATAGGGTCTCACCTATGCCAAATACATAATTTTGCCAGGACCGGTGGGGGGATATAAAATTTTTTTAATCAGGTGGGGGCTATGTTCTGAGTCAAAAGTTTTTATAGGTTGGGGGAATTTAGTATATTGTTCTTATAGACGCAGTGTAACTTAAATAATAGAATATGGGACAATGGGATGACAATAATGGAGAAGATCACGGGCTGAGTGAAATAGAACAAATGCAATTAGATGCAATACTACTTGAGACAGCATATGAGAACTCTTTTCTAGTATTAACTAATCAGATAACATTTGAAGAGTTAATGATTAAGAAGTTTAAGAAGGGTCATGAGGCCGTACTGGCGTTTGATCCTGACAATGGTCCTGAACTAACCGAATTTGAAAATATGTTAGCGTACTATATAGAAATTGAAGAGTATGAAAGGTGTGCTAAAATTAGAGACATAATGAATAGGGCGTATCCAGAATGTATAAATAATTAGTTATGGCAGTAAAGAAAAAAAAGAAAAGCACAGTAAATAGTTCTGGAAACTATACTAAACCGGGAATGCGTAAAAGGTTATTTAATTCCATCAAGGCTGGAGGTAAAGGAGGAGCACCGGGACAGTGGTCAGCACGTAAAGCTCAAATGCTTGCAAAAAGGTATAAAGCAAACGGAGGCGGATATAAAAGTAAAAAGTAATTTGCAAGATAATGGCAAAAACAAAACAACAAAAAAGTCTTACTAGATGGACCAAACAGAAATGGACAACTGCATCAGGAAAGAAAAGTTCTGAAACAGGTGAGGTATATGCACCAAAGAAAACTATTGATAAGTTAAAGAGCACTAAAAAGGGTAAGGCTAAGCTAGCTGCAGCTAATAAAAAGAAGCGTGCTGCAACTAAAAAAGGTAAACAACACGCATCTCACGGATTGCATAAAGGAAAGAAAAGATAATGGCAGCAAAGAAAGATAGTAGACTAACAAAAGCAGGGGTATCAGGTTATAATAAACCTAAACGTACTCCGTCACACCCAAAGAAGTCTCACGTAGTGGTAGCTAAGGTGGGAGATAAAGTAAAGACAATTAGATTTGGTCAACAGGGTGTAAAGACAGCAGGTAAGCCTAAAGCCGGTGAGTCAGCAAAGCAAAAGGCTAGACGTAAGAGCTTTAAAGCTAGACATGGTAAAAATATAGCTAAAGGTAAAATGAGTGCAGCATATTGGGCAGACAAAGTAAAATGGTAGATTATGACAGAAGCAGATTTAATAGAATTAGGTTTTACTAAACAAGTACAGGATCCATGCTGTGATCCTCAAATATATACGTTCTATAAACTGGTAGGTAATAGTTCCCCTTTTATTACACCAGCCAGTGACACTATTACTGATGATAATTGGCCAGTAGAAAACTATGCCGTCAATTTTAAAACATATATCAAATCGGATGTAGTAGAAATGATTACTTTACTAGAAAATAATCCGTTATTTCCTCCAACGGAATAAAAAAAAGCCATTAAACTTTTTTAAGTTAAACTATTTATGTATGTTTGCATATATGTTTAATTTTTAAAACCAAATAAAATGGCAGACGTAAAAAATTTAGATCCTAACAAGGATCCTCAGCTAAGTAAAGAAGAACTTACTAAGCGTAGAGAAGAAATCACACAGTTTTATAAAGATAATATTCCACATCTTACTGTTCAAGCAGAATATGAGGATTTATTAGCTACTATTGACAAAGCAAGAGCTGAAAGACTGCAAGCTCAAATGTTTATGGCACAAACCGCAGCACAACAAGATAATGCAGGAGAGGCTAGTGAAGATGAGAAAGCTTTTAAAGAAGCTATGGAAAAAGCGGCAGCAGGTGCAGAGTAATTATGAAGATGCTAAAAAAAGGTGATAGAGGCCAAGAAGTAAAGACATTACAACAAAATCTTTTAATTAAACCTGACGGAATATTTGGAAGACAAACAGAAAAACATGTTATAAGGTTTCAACTTATGCATAATTTATCTGCTGATGGTATAGTAGGTGCAGAGACATGGACTCTTTTATTACAGTTACCAAGTGCGTTAACCATAGCAATAGATGAAGATACTGATACACAAGGTCAAATGTTTGAGACACCTTATGATCAAATTATACATAAGCATTATTTACCTAAAGGGGAATATGTAGAAGGACCCGTTAGTAATCATTATATCTTTTTACATCATACTGCAGGTAATGCTAATCCTTATAGATGCATTGATCACTGGGGAAGAGATAGCAGGGGACGCATTGCAACTGAATTTGTATTAGGAGGTATCAATCACAGGAATGGTAATGATGAATATAATGGTGTCATGGTACAAGCATTTCCTACAGGAGCACAAGGATTTCATTTAGGTAAGACTGGATCAGGATATATGAACAGGCATTCAGTAGGAATTGAAATATGTAACATGGGATACTTAGATAGTAAAACAATGAAAACATATGTAGGTTCAGTATGTCAGGAAGAACAAGTATGTGAGCTACCTGAACATTTTAAGGATAAACTACACTGGCATAACTACACAGAAGAACAAATCAAAGCCACAGAAAAGTGGATCAAGTGGGTAGGTGAAAGAGATGGTGTAGATATAAGATTAGGTTTAAAACAATATATCAAGAAATATGGTCCATCTAAAGGTTTTGATTTTCAAGAGGATGCATATTATGGAAAGGTAAGAGGTTTATTAACTCACGGTAATGTGAGAACAGGTAAGTCAGATATATATCCACATCCAGATATGGTTGATATGATAATGAGTTTATAAAATGGCAATAGTAAAAAAAGTAGATTTAAAATTAAAAGTTAATATTGATGAATCAATAAAGTATCAGATACTTACTTATTGTTTCTTTAATGATATATTAGTAACTAATTCTGATTTAAAGTTTTTATGTGAACTATCTAAAACTCCAAGTATTGAATTAACTAAGTTTTGTTTAACATTAGTTAATATGAATATTTTTAAGAGTCCTCAGTCTGCTAGAAATGCAATAACAAAGGCAGAAAGAAAAGGTTTGCTTAGTAAAAAAGGGAATAATAAAAAAACAATTACCATTAAACCAGCTATTAATATTCAGACAGAAGGATTAGTATTACTTGATTATAAAATTTTAGGCAATGCATCCCAAGTCACACAAGGAGTTTAGAAAGAATATAGCTGAGGAAGTTGAAGTACATCCTCAAGTAGTAGAAGATTTTATAACTTTTTATTATGCAAAGTTAAGAAGAAAACTTTCTGATTTAAGTTTCCCAAGAGTTTATGTAGAGGGATTAGGAACATTTGAGTTAAGAAAATCTAAGTTAAACAAGGCAATAAAAAAGAATAAAAGTCTATTAGGTAATATTGCTAAAAGAACTTACAATGGTTATGCAAAAAGTGAGGATATAAAAACCAATATTGAGCAGATGGAAAGTGCAATGAAACAAATCCATGATGATATGCTAAAAAAAGAAAATTTTAAAAAAAATGGCTAACTGGAAAAAGTATTTAGATGTTTTTAAAAATGCAGATAAAATTGCAGAAGGTATTAAAAACAATATATTTAAGAAAGAGCATATTGAAGCAATAGCTGATAAAAGATTCCAGACATGTTTAAATTGTATTTTATTTGACGCAGGAGGTGATAAATGTATGGCACCTGGAACACAACCTTGTTGTTCAGATTGTGGGTGTAGTTTAGCATTTAAAGTAAGATCATTATCTTCTGATTGTCCAAAGGGAAAATGGCATGCAATAACATCAGAAGAGCAAGAAGAATTAATTAATAAACAAATTGAAAATGGACAAACTAACTAAAGCTCAAATAGTAGGTGAACTACTAGCTGAAGAACAAATAACTGCAGAAGAAGCAATAACATTGTTGGAGCCTGCTAAAACAATAATCTATAACGTTCATGTACCTGAACAGGAAGTGCATACACCTATGCCTTATGGGAATATGTGGACTACTAATATTACAGACTAATGGCAATATTATTTAAAGAAGAAGGACACGTATATGAAAGCATTGATCAAGATAAAATAGATTGGTTAAGTGTTACTTCTTTAGTTGGAAAATTTAAACCCAAGTTTGACAGAGATGGTCAGGCAGTTAAATCATCTAAGAACAAAAGATCAAAATGGTATGGTATGACACCCAAAGAAATAATAGCTGCATGGGATGGGGAGACAGATAGAGCAATCAAGCTAGGTAATTTTTATCATAATCAAAGAGAAGCAGATATACTTGAGTTTGAAACAATTCAAAAGTATGGAACAGAAGTGCCTATTATAAAACCATTGGTAGATACCTCTGGAGTAAAAATTGCACCAGAGCAGAAATTAGAAGAAGGAGTATATCCAGAACATTTAGTATATCTTAAGTCTGCTGCTATTTGTGGTCAAGCTGATTTAGTGGAAGTTGTAAATGGTTATATAAACATAACTGATTACAAAACAAATAAAGAAATTAAAGATAAAGGATTCACTAATTGGGAAGGAATAACTAATAAAATGTTTAGGCCTGTAAATCATTTAGATGATTGTAACCTTAATCATTATAACTTACAATTGAGTATTTATGCGTATATTATTAAGAAGCATAACCCTAAATTAAAGATTGGAAAACTAATTATACAACATGTTAAGTTTAAACAAGTAGGTGAGGATAAAAATGGATATCCAATCAATGAACATGTTGATGGTGAACCAGTATTAGATACAATAAAAATGTATGAATTACCATATTTAAAAGATGAAGTTAGATCTTTAATAATGTGGCTAAAAGATAATCAATAATGAAAGAATATATAGCAGCAGTAGAAATACAATCATTAAAGTCAAAAGTACCTACAGACTTTAGATTTGAAGAAACAAAAATATGTATAGATCTAGATAAAGTAGTATGGTTTAAAGAATACTTTCATGTAGCAACAGATAAGTTTCAAAATACACATACTGAAGTATTATTGTTTGGACAAAGCAAACCAATTATACTTGTAGTGGCATATGATCAATTAAAGAAAGAAATAACTAAACCTAAAAAAGCATGATAGTAAAATTATTTGATATACAGAATAGTAAATTAGTATTAACAGAACATTGTTACTCATTACCATTTTTAAAAAATATAATGACGGAATATCCTGATACTAATATGCAGGTATATCAATATATTTTTTATATGTCTTGCCCTAACCCTGATTTAAATCCGTTTTTTAATTTGCCTGAACATGAGAAGGAAGATATTATAATAGAAGAAATAGGATTAGAAGAATCTCCTGAAGATGGTAAAATAAGATATGCATTAGATATGTGCAAGAAGATGTATGAAACTCCTACATATAGGGCATACGTAGGCATTAAAGCCATGTTAGACAGATTAGCACAGTATATGGAGGTAACCCCTATTGAGCATGGTAGAGACGGTAATATGAACTCTATGATAAATGCTGCTGCAAAGTTTGAACAAATTAGACAATCATACAAAGGTGCATATACAGACATGCAACAAGAACAAGAGAGTTCTGTGCGTGGTGGTGCAGGATTGGCATATGATCAATTATAAATCAATAAAATTTAATTAAATGAAAAACAAAGTAATTATACCAGTTGGAAAAAAACTGTTAATTAAAGAAATTAAACCTGAGACTAAGACAGCATCAGGATTATATTTACCAGAAATGGCTCAGAAAAAGACATTTCAAGGGGTTGTTGTAGGTAAAGGAGATCAAGTAGAAGAAATACAAATAGGAGATGTAGTGCATTATGCAGATCATGCTATGCCAACACCAATGCCTCATAATGGTGAAGAGCATTTGTTGTTACAGTTTGGTGATGTATATGCCATCATAAGAGATGAGTAGGATTATACCTACATATGAAAATGATAATTGGACATCTACAGAATTTTCTAATGATGAAGATTTTCATGAGTTTATTTTTGAGATATTTAAAGAACCTGGCAAGTATGAATTTGATGAAACAAGTTTAATATTTAATGCTGAAGCAAGGAGATTTAATAAAGAAGGTTTGTATTGTAGTTCTCCTTTTAGATCAAAGGATTTTATGGCATACTGGGATGACCAAAAAAATAAATGTAGAGAAGGGGTAATATATAAAAATAATAATAAGATTTGGTATCTTACCAGAGACTATTATATGTGGTTAAATTTTTTACCAATCTTTGATAAAGAAGAAAAAAAATATGGGTTTGCCAAAGTACGTGATGCACAATATCACATGGCATTGTATGAAATACTTGCAGAGTTAAACAATCAGCATTCAGCTATACTTAAAAAACGTCAGATAGCTTCTTCATATTTTCATATGGGAAAGATTATAAATACCTATTGGTTTGAAGAAGGTAGTACATGTAAGATTGGTGCATCATTAAAAGATTATATAAATGATAAAGGTTCTTGGAAGTTTTTAGATGAATATAAAACTTTTCTTAATGAACATACAGCTTGGTATAGGCCAAGTAATCCTGAGAAAGTTCTTTTATGGCAACAGCAAATAGAAGTTAAAGTAGGTAATAGAAAAACATCTAGAGGATTAAAGTCAAAGATACAAGGTGCATCATTTGAAAAGAATGCTACATCTGGTGTAGGTGGACCTACTACTTATTTCTTTCATGAGGAAGCAGGTATTGCCCCTAAGATGATGCAAACGTATGAGTACTTGCGTCCTGCAATGTCTTCAGGTATGATGACAACAGGTATGTTTATTGCTGCAGGATCTGTGGGTGATTTAGAACAATGTAACCCATTAAAAGAAATGATAATGAATCCTACTGCCAATGATATATATGCAGTAGAAACTAACCTTATAGATGCAGAAGGCACTATAGGAATGGCTGGATTATTTATTCCTGAGCAATGGTCAATGCCACCATACATTGATAGCTGGGGTAATTCACAAATTGAGGAAGCTATAGAGGCTATTGTAAGAGAAAGAGAAAGATGGAAAGCAGAATTAGGACCTGAACAATATCAATTAAGAATATCTCAGAAACCTTTAAACATAGCAGAAGCATTTGCATATAGAAAAGCTTCTGTATTTCCACAAGGTATTTTATCTAAACAAATGAAAAAGATAGAAGAAAAAGAATATGCATATGAGCTAATTGAATTAGATAGAGATCAAGAAGGTATAGTGGCTAAAAGAACTAACAAGGCACCAATTACTGAATTCCCCGTAAATAAAAAAATGACAGATAAAACTGGAACTATAGTAGTGTGGGAAAGACCTGCTAGTAAACGTCCGGAATTTGGCCAATACTATGGTTCTATTGACCCTGTATCAGAAGGTAAAACAACTACATCTGATTCTTTGTGTAGTATATTCATATATAAAAATGCTACTGAGGTAACTAGAACAACCGTATCAGGTGATACTGAGGTATTTGTAGAAGGAGATAAGATAGTAGCTGCTTGGTGTGGAAGGTTTGATGATATTAATAAAACACATGAAAGACTTGAATTAATTATAGAGTGGTATAATGCTTGGACTATTGTTGAGAATAATATATCATTATTTATTCAACATATGATAGCAAGAAAAAAACAAAGATATTTAGTGCCAAAGCAACAAATACTTTTCTTAAAAGATTTAGGATCTAACAGAACAGTATATCAAGAATACGGTTGGAAAAATACAGGAACGTTATTTAAGAGCCATTTAATTTCTTATGCTATAGAATTTATAAGAGAAGCAATAGATGAAAAATTAGATGATGAAGGTAATGTTATGTCACAAACATTAGGTGTTGAAAGAATACCAGATCCAATGCTTATAAAAGAAATGTTAGCATATTATCCAGGTCTTAACGTGGATAGGTTAGTTACGTTTGGAGCGTTGGTTGCTTTTGTCAAAATACAACAATCTAATAGAGGTTATGCCAAAAGGCGTGAATCAGAAGGTGATTCTTTGGTAAATTCAGAAAAAATAAGTAAATTAAAGTATACCAGTGCGTTTAAAAATATAGGCCGTAGGAGAACATTAGGTGGTCAGAAAATAAGAAGGTCTGGTTTTAAAAATATTAAATAGCCAAAAATAATCTAGATGAGAGTATTAAATGCAATGCAAATGAAAAATGGGGCCAAAGCTGAAAGCGGGCCAACATTTTCTAGCTTAACACAACCAACACAGTTTTTACCTTACTCAAAAAAGACTGATGATTGGGCGGCTTGGAATCTAGATTGGTTAGAGTTACAAGGTATAGAATTTTTACGTATTAATTCAAGAAGATTATTAAAGAATTATAAGTTAGCAAAAGGAGTTATAGATAAATCTGATTACATAGTTGAACCAGATAATGACTACAAAGACTTAATGGATACTCTTACAGCTGAGAATGATTCAGCACTTGAATTAAAATTTTATCCTATCATACCTAATGTAATTAATGTATTGACAGGTGAATTTGCAAAGAGATATTCTAAAGTGCAATTTAGAGCTGTTGATGATACATCTTATAATGAGATGTTAGAGCAAAAAAGATTACAGATTGAAGAATCATTATTAGCAGAGGCTGAGGCAAATCTAGTAATGAAAATGATTGAGATGGGTATGGACCCAGGATCTGAAGAAGCACAACAACAATTATCACCAGAGGGATTAAAATCTTTACCAGAAATAGAAGACTTCTTTTCTAAGGATTATAGAAGTATGGTTGAAGAATGGGCATCACACCAACTTGCAGTAGATGAAGAAAGATTTCATATGCAAGAACTTGAAGAAAGAGGCTTCCGTGATATGCTTATATCAGATAGAGAATTTTGGCATTTTAGAATGTTGGAAGATGATTATGATGTAGAGCTATGGAATCCAGTTTTAACTTTCTATCAAAAATCTCCAGATCAGAGATACATTTCTGATTCTAACTATGTAGGTAAGATGGACTTAATGACTGTGTCAGATGTTATTGACAGATACGGTTATTTAATGGATGAGAAGCAATTAAAATCTTTACAAAAAATATATCCTGCAAGATCTGCACAGTATCAAGTAAATGGCTATCAAAATGATGGTGCATACTATGATGCAACTAGATCACATGAGTGGAATACTAATATGCCAGGTTTAGCGTATAGACAATATACAAGTAACTATTGGAATAATCCTGGAGTAGGTGGTGATATTTTAAGTGAGATATTAGATAACTCAGAAGACATGACACCTTTAGATGAAGGTAACTTAATGAGAGTATCTACAATTTATTGGAAGACGCAGAGGAGAGTTGGTCATTTAACTAAGATAGAATTAAATGGTAGTGTAACTCAAGAGATCATTGATGAGACTTTTAAAATTACAGAAAAAGCTGTATATGATACCTCTATATTTAAGAACAGAACAAAAGAAAATTTATTACAAGGAGAACATATAGATTGGATATGGATCAATGAAGTATGGGGTGGTGTTAAAGTAGGACCAAACTTACCAGCAATGTGGAGATCTACAATGGGAGATAATATAAACCCAATATATGT